CCTAAGAAGATGCGCGGGGGCGGTATGGCGATGGGTTCCCAAATGAAGCGCGAAATGATGAAGCCCGATATGATGGCAAAGGGCGGCATGACCGTTGCTGATCTTCGCAAAGCTGCTAAGGCCAAGGGCTACAAGCTGGTCAAGTCTGACTAACGATGGCTACTTCGGGCAGCAAAGATTTTGAGCTAGACGTCTCCGATTATATTGAGGAGGCGTTTGAGCGTTGTGGGCTAGAGGTTCGTACCGGCTACGACCAAAAGACCGCAAAGCGTTCGCTCAACCTGATGCTGGCCGAGTGGGCCAACCGCGGTCTCAATCAGTGGACCATTAAAAACCGCACGGTAACGATGGTGGCCGGGACGGGCAACTACACGCTAGATGCCGATGTCATCGACGTCTTATCTGTGGTTGTCCGTCGCGACAACACCGACTTTGCCCTGGAGCGTTTGTCTCGGGATGAATACTTATCCATCCCCAACAAAACCACGCAGAGTCGGCCGAATCAGTTCTTCTTGGATCGTCAAACCACGCCTGTTCTGAAACTTTGGCCGGTGGCCGAGAACAGCACAGACGTCGTAATCTTTGATTGCTTGACGCGCATGGACGATGCAGACACCTACATTAATACTGTAGACATGCCCTTTCGTTTTTACCCTTGCCTTGCTGCCGGCTTAGCCTATTACATTGCGATGAAGCGCGCTCCCAACCGCATACAGCTTTTGAAGTCGGTGTACGAGGAAGAGTTTGAGCGCGCCATGCAGGAAGACCGGGACCGAGCGTCCTTCAACGTCGTGCCGCAAAATAATTATTCGAGGACAGCCTGATGGCCAAATTTGCTTCCGGCAAATTGGCCTATGCGATTTCTGATCGGTCAGGCCAGCGCTATCGCTACAAAGATATGCGAAAGGAGTGGAACGGCCTCCTTGTTGGAAAAGACGAGTTTGAGCCCAAGCACCCGCAGCTAGGGCCCTTTCGGCGGGTGGTGGACCCGGAAGCGTTGCGTAACGCGCGACCAGACCGGGTAGAGCCACTTAAAGTGTTTGTTTGCGTACCCACGGTGGAGCAACCGACTCCTCGGCCCACCGTAGTCTATGGCAAGGTCGGTAGCGTAACGGTGACAACATGAGCTTTACATACAGTTCGCTGAAACAAGCCATCCAAGACTACGCCGAAAACGACGAAACGACGTTCGTCAATAATCTCCCGACGTTTATCAAAAATACAGAAGAGCGCATTTTAAAAAACGTGCAGCTCAGCCTGTTTCGTAAAAACGTCAGCGGTTCTATGACGGCCTCCAACAAGTTCCTTGCAGTGCCGACGGATTTCTTGGCTCCGTTTTCGCTTTCATTTACAAACGCGAGCAGTGAACAAGTCTTTGTCGATTTCAAAGACGTTGATTACGTGCAGACTTTCAACCCAAACCCAGCAACGACGGGTCTCCCCAGGTATTACGCTGTTTTTGATATTGACAATTTTATCCTGGGGCCAACGCCGAATAGCTCATTCACTTCTGAGCTGCATTACTACTACCGGCCGGCAAGCCTTACGGCAGGCGCCGAATCGGGTACAACTTGGCTTAGTGAAAACGCATCAGTGGCAATGCTTTATGGCTCCCTGGTGGAGGCTTACACCTTCATGAAAGGCGAGCAAGACATGATGCAGATGTACTTCCAAAATTTCACTCAAGCTCTTGGGTCGCTCAAGCAGCTTGGCGAATCGAAGGAAGTCACAGACGAGTATCGGACTGGTAAAATCATCAGGCCCAAGCAATGAAAATAGACCCCATACAGTTTGATCCTGAGTTTCAGGTACAGGTAAAAACCACGGAAAACCGCGGTCTTACCCCAGAAGAAGTGGCAGAGCTGTGTGCGGAAAAGATCATCTCCATCTCTGACGACGCAAATCCGGTAATTCGCGATCAGGCTAAGGCCTTTCGCCGTCGGATGGTAAAAGTATTAGAATATTATATGCGGCAAGCCATCCGCAGCGACCGGACTACCGTATACAATGCGTTGATTGATGCCGGCCAAAAAGACTTGGCTGAACTCATAAGGAGACTGTGACATGGCCTTCAGCGGCAATTTCATGTGTACGTCGTTCAAAAAAGAACTTTTGTTCGGTGTTCACGATTTCGCGAACGGCGCGGACACGTTCAAGCTCGCGCTATACACCAACTCCGCCAGCTTTAACGCAGCGACGACTGCTTTTACGACTAGCAACGAGGTGAGCGGGACTGGGTATTCTTCGGGAGGCGGGTCTTTAACCAACGTCGATCCATCTGCCAGCGGGACCACCGCTTTGACGGATTTTTCAGACCTGACCTTTTCTAGTAGCACGATCACTGCACGGGGCGCTTTGATCTACAACTCCACGCCGAATACCACCTCCATTTCTGTAACGAACCCGACGGTGGTTGTTTTGGATTTTGGTGGAGATAAATCTTCTACATCGGGCGACTTCACTGTAGTTTTCCCTACGGCTGACGCGAGTAATGCCATCATCAGGATTGCCTGATGGCTGATGTAGTCGCCGCCTTTCAAGGTTGGAACTCCTCCGCCGGAGGGTGGGGTGATGGCCCTTGGGGCGGAGACGCAGCTCTCCCTGGCCTAACCGGTGCCGTTGGCACGGTTACGGTAGATGCCGCAGCAAATGTCCCCACCACGGGTCTTCAAGCCACCGGCTCGGTGGGCAGCGTCACGGTCACCGCGGACGCTAATATTTCGCCTTCCGGTCTTCAAGCAACCGGTGGGGTCGGCAGTGCCACTATTACCAGTCAAGCAAATGTTTCTGTTACCGGACTTGCTGGCACTGGTGGGGTGGGCTCCGCCACCGTCACCGCAGACGCCAATGCTTCAGTAAGCGGTTTAGCGGCTACCGGCTCCCCCGGCAGTGTCACTGTCGTAGCAAAAGCAAATGTTTCTGTTACTGGATTGTCTGCCACCAGCGCGGTTGGCAGTGTCACAGTCCAATTAGGCCAAACCATTGCGGTAACCGGCCTGAGTGCGACTGGCGGTGTCGGAAGTGTAAGCACTACCACGGTCACCAATGTGGACGTAACAGGCAGCTCGGCTACCGGTAGTGTTGGCCCTGTTTTAGTTTGGGGTAAAATTGTTCCAGACCAAAATCCGTCCTATAGTCCTATAGTACCGTCACAGAGTCCGTCTTGGGCAGAGGACGCCGCTAGTCAAACGCCCGTTTGGGCAGAGGTAACACCGAGTCAGAGTCCGTCTTGGTCACAAGAAACAGCGGCTCAGACGCCTGATTGGACCGAAATTGCGGCTTAGAGGATTGAGAAATGGCCAGCACGTATACCGTTAACCTGGGTATTGAGAAGATTGGGACTGGAGAGCAGTCCGGTACTTGGGGCACAACCACCAATACCAACTTTGATCTGATTGACGAAGCCGTAAACGGCGTTATAACGGTCACTCTTTCCAGTGCGGGCTCTTCGGGGTCGCCTAATTCGCTTGTGGTTACCAATGGCGCTTCGTCAAACGGTAGGAACAAGTTTATTGAGTTTGCCGATGGAGGCGACTTGGGCGGCACTGCTTTTGTCCAGTTAACGCCCAACGACGCCGAAAAGATTGTTCATGTCCGAAACAGTTTATCAGGTAGCCGAAGCGTAATTATCTTCCAGGGCACCTACAACGCTAGCAACGACTTTGAAATCCCCAACGGCAAAGACGTTGTTTTGAAGTTCAATGGTGGAGGTTCGGGCGCTACCGTTACCGATGTCTTTGCTGATCTTCAGCCCACCGCTCTAACTACGGCAACGCTAACCGCCACCACTGCCGACATCAACGGCGGCACCATCGACGGCGTGACTATTGGCGGTGCTTCTGCGGGCGCGGGGAGCTTTACCACGCTGACAGCTTCTGACGACGTAAACTTTGACAGTGGGACGTTATTTGTCGATGCGAGTGCTGATTCGGTTGGGATTGGGACGACCAGCCCCCAAGCCAAGCTAGATGTGTCTGGCGTTGGGAATTTCAGTACAGTATATAACACTTTTTCAGGCGACGGCCTTCACATCCAATGTTCTGGAACAGCGGGAGACGGAAATTACGCTGGTGGAATTAGTTTTTCTCGTATCTCCTCTGATAACGATTCAAGAGCGGCAGGAATTTCAGGAGTTCAAACTGAATCAGACGCAGATAGAGTCGGACTAGCGTTTTTTACGCATAATTCTAATACCACTAGTGCTGCTTTAGTTGAAGCCATGCGCATCGACTCCGACGGCAAGGTCGGGATTAACACGACCAGCCCCGGAGGCAGGCTCAGCGTTCGCGGTACGTCTGGGCTGGGCATCTCCGACAGCCACCTTGCCTTTGGCACAAACCAAGACGCTTATATCACTACTGGCGCAAGCGGCATCGTGGTGTTTAGAGAGCATGACGGTTCAAGCACTAACACCGAGCGCGCTCGCATTGATGCTGATGGCAACGTCGGGATCGGGACGACGACTATTAACGAAAAGCTGGTCCTTGGCTCCGCCGACTCTGGCTCAAACTTCCTGCAAGTCACCAACAGCACGACAACCGCAGCGGACAATCGCGGGCTTTATGTTGGCATTGACGCTAACGAGGCGGCGCGCATTCTAAACCGTGAAAATACGGATTTAATTTTCAGCACCAACAACACCACGCGGATGACGCTAGACAATAGCGGGAATCTTGGGATTGGGACGACGAGTCCGTCTTCAGTTTTACATTTAAGCACATCCAATGACCCAATAATAACCCTGACAGATACAGGGGCTGGGGCATCTGCCGATATTACAGGCTCAAACGGAAATTTAAGACTTAATAGTCAGACAGCCACTATTTTTGACATGGCTGACAGCGAGGTCGGACGCATCGACTCGTCAGGCAACTTTCTTGTAGCGACTACAAATAACTCGCCTGTAGGCGCCAATGTTGTGGGCGTAGGATTGTTCCCTAACGGGTCGGGTCAATTCAGCCGTGACGGCGGTATTCCGCTTTTTGTGAATCGGAAGAGCAGCGATGGCGACCTTCTTTCGTTCCGCAAAGACGGCACTGAGGCTGGAGTTATTGGTTCAAAAAACGGTGACCTTGTTCTTGGAACAGAAGCATGTGGCATGCGATTTATTGATGGAGACCCGTCGATATCACCAGTAACAACAAACGGGGGCACTCTCAACGATAATGCGATTGATCTTGGGCGGTCTACAAGCCGCTTCAAAGACATCTACCGCGCCGGCTCAACTATTAGCACTTCTGACCGCAACGCCAAGCAAGACGAGCGGCCTTTGACGGAAGCCGAAGCAACCGTAGCGCAAGCCTGCAAAGGACTGCTTAAAGCCTTCCGGTTTATTGACGACGTGGAAACTGATGGGGACGGTGCGCGCATCCATTTCGGGATTATCGCTCAAGACCTGCAAGCGGCGTTTGAAGCCGAGGGGCTGGATGCCAACCGCTACGCAATGTTCCGACCCTCTACGTTTACTAACGACGAAGGCAACGAGGAAACGCGACTGGGCGTGTGCTACGAAAACCTTCTCGCCTTCATCATTGCAGCACTTTAAGGAGCATAATAATGGCCGCAACTTTTACATGGACCGTAGAGCAGCTAGACCGCAATCTCGCAGACGGCGGGGTAACTGTGGCGCACTGGCGGTGCAATGCCGCTGACGGCGACTACAGCGCTTCGCGCTACGGAACTTGCGGCTTCACTTACGACGCTTCTAGCTCGGACTTCACCCCTTACGCTGACCTCACTGAGTCCCAGGTGCTGGGTTGGGTTTGGGCGGGTGATGTTGACAAAGACGGGACGCAGGCTGCGCTGCAAGCCAGCATTGACGCTGACAAGACCCCGACCACTGGCACCGGAGTGCCGTGGTAAATGCCACTTCAAAAGCTCCAATTCAGCCCTGGCGTAAATCGCGAAACTACGTCTTATACCAACGAAGGCGGTTGGTTTGATGGCGATATGGTGCGGTTTCGATTTGGAGTGCCGGAAAAAATTGGCGGGTG